ATATAAGCATTACGGATACATTGGGAAGATTTATACCAGCGGAACGCCGGGCGAAAATGTTAGCGCGGACAGAGATTATACGGGCACACCACATGGGAAATATACAAGAATATAAGAGTTGGGGGGTGTTAGGGGTAAAAGTTCAAGCAGAGTTTAGAACGGCAAATGATGGCCGGGAATGTGAACGTTGTAGTCAGATAGCTGCGGATGGTCCTTATACGTTGGATGAAATAGAGGGGATGATACCTGTCCATCCAAATTGTTTTATCGATAAACAGATTCCCATTTATACATCGGAAGGCTGGAAACCTATTGGAGATGTTGAAATCGGAGATTTGGTGCTCACACATAAACGCAGATTTAAAAAAGTGTACGCATTACCACGACATCAAGAACAAGCCAATGTTGTGACTTTTAAATTT